GGATTTTCTTTTCGGTATCGAGCGACACCGGCTTTGGTCATTCCCGCCCCTTGTTTAGTGGGGCGGAAATATTTTTTAGTTTTTGGTGGTTGCTTGTCCGCCATTATGCACCTGTAAAAAATACAGTACAAGTCGTGTTGACAGTCGTCACACTCAGATTGGTTTTGAATACAACACCTTGTTCAGGAATATTCATTGCCACGTCTGATGTACCACCAACAACGGCTACGTTGAATTTTGCAACGCCACCATCACTGAATGTTACAGTGCCATCACTACCTGATGCACCTGTACCAATAATAAAACCTTTGAGACGAGCTCTTGAGGCATTGATTACAGTAGTAGCACCTGCTCCTGCACCTTTAACACTTACATCACTATCGAAGGCCATGATCTACCTCCTTAATTGGATATTGTTCCGTCGTCTTGAATGTGATAGTAGATAACCCCACTTAGAGTTCCACCAGTTGGAGCTGAAGTTCCAACAGTTGCTGTCACTTTTGCTCTTTCGGTTAACGCAGTTTGGTTTGCTACAAGTGTACCTGCTTGACCAGATGCTAAATCTTGTCTTGCGTTAATATCACTTCTAAAGTTATCTCCTAAACCATCAGTATCTACTACATCAGTTCCACCGTCATAATCCACAACACCTAAATCAATAGTTGGGCTTGATCCACCTGTCGCTGCTCCAACTGTTAAAACCATATCAACAATGGCTCCTTCAGGGAGAATCACAGGGTTTGTGTTAGTTGATGAAATCTGCACATCTGTTGTAGACGCTGCAGCGTTTGCTACATAAAATTGAGCAACCATAGGGATTGATCCCGCATAAGTTACTCTGTCTTGATCTCCACCGTTACTTCTTACGAAGCCAGTGAATGTTGTTTTATTTGCCATATTAAACCTCCTCGGTTGTATAGACCTCGTTACACAATCTCTATACCCGTCTGACTAGCTCAGTTTGTGTAACTTGTTATGCTAGATACTTATTTATACCATAAAAAAAGGGGCATTAAAGCCCCTTTTAATATTAGTTATGTTTCAATGCTTATGCACCAGATGTACCGAATACACAACGTGGATCAGAGAAACCAAATGAGTATCTCTCTCTTGCTTTGTATCGGATGTTACCTGTGTCAAAGTCACCTTCCATCACTGTCTTTAACGGAGTTCTTGTAAAGTGTTTGAATCCGTTAGGAGCATCAGTTTTGATGTAGAAAGCATCAGCGTCAGTTAAGTAGTGGTTAACGACATAGCCTTCAGGAATCATTGACATGTTTCTGATTGCGTTGATGTCGTTATCTGCTGTACCAACTCTTAAAGCAGAGTTCATTAGTCTGTCAGCAGTGAACTGTAACTGTCTTGGTACGATTAGTTTCATACCTTTGATAGCTGTTCTTAAGCCTCTCTCATCTCTGAAATCAGCGATGTCGATAAGAGACTGTTCAAGTGATGTTTCGTTCAAGTCAGCGTCTGTTGACAATCTGTTTTGTAGGAAACCACCAGTTTGAAGTGGGTGTTGTGTATTAATAAGTGATACACCGTCACCACCTGGGTTGCTTCCTGCAGCGCCAGCAGCAGCAAAAGCGTTGTTAAGAACTGCAGCAGCTTTAACTTGCTTTGTGTTTGCCATTGAACGAGCAAGTGCTCTTGTGTATCTAGCAGCGAGTCTGTCGTAAAGGTTGTCCTCTACAGCTTCCTCAGTGATAGAGAATGCAAGTGCAATTGTTTCGTGTGTATAACGAGCTGTGAAAGTTTCGTTAGCTGTATCGAAAGCTACTCCCTCACCTTCTTGTTTGGTGGGCGCAGTTCCGAAACCTGCTAACATCACTTCTTCTTCAAATGCTCTGTCAGATGACTCAGCATCAAAGATTTCAGCGTGTTCGTTATCATATCGTGCGTATTCCAAGCCGAACAGAGCGTTCAAACCTGGCTCTAACTCTTTAACGAGTTGACTTCTAGATATAGCCATAGTTTAACCTCCTATATGCCTGCGGTATTAGCACTGTATAAGTGCTTGTTGAACTTAATCACGATGTTAGCGTTGTTAGCAGTAAGATCTGAGTTCTCAGGATCTCCTGAAATACCAACAATTTTAACAGCAGTATTAGCACCAGTTGAGAAAGTCTCACTGTTTACTTCTGCTTTTGATGTTCCACTGTGTGTAGAACCGGCAGTGTAAACTAAGTTAGCTGTTTCACCAACGTTAGCTAATGTCATTGCACCAGATACTTGAACTTCAAATAACTGATTCGGATCGTCTTGTACGAAAGCTTTGATAGTACCGTCGTAGCTTGAAGTGTTAGCTGCGTGGTAGTTTGACCATATTGGTTTTCTTGTGTTCACGTCAACGTATTGAACGCCGTTGAAAACACCTACTACTACGTCTGCAACACCATTAGCAACTTCTACTGTACCACCAGCTACCATCTCCACAGGATCTCCCTGGAAGATTGAGGTCGCATAACCGTTAGCTACAAGGTATTGAGTCTGACCGTTTGTTGACGGACCAGAACCTTGCATTCTTACAGCTCTGAAACCAAAGGGGGCGTCTTGATTTGCCATGTTAATACTCCTTTAAAAGTATGTGTTGTTAGTAAGTGTTACGTCTAGGTCAGAAAAAAAATTATTCACTTTTTTTCGAGCCACCGAACGTAACTCTAGTTTGTCGCTCGGGCTTATTGATCGGCATAGAAGGGTGTTGTTCCTTTAGAAGATCGTTGTCAACAGCATCCTGTTGATCATGAGCTAGTTGAGAGTAATATTGATCTCTCTCTTTTGCGATCTCTACCGGCACCTTTGCCAATAATAGTCCACCAACAGAAACGATACCTGCGTGTTTTCCTTCAGCTTCACTAGGAAAATCAAAATCAGGATATTCATCTGCTCGAACAAGTTCATAACCTTGTCTGAGTCGACCGATAACGTTTTTGTTATCTTCATATCCTCTTACTGATTCCCTAATCCATCTGAATTTAAAACCCTCAGGTGGTTCTGGTGTATCAAGCGAGCTTGGTAGCTGCCAATGTTTTTTGCGTGCTTCTTTATCCCTTGTGGATGCAGATCTAGGTGTCTTATCTACCATAATGTTACCTCCTCTGTAACTTTAGTTTTTCCGACGCATATTGTTCGTTGGAAAGACCAAGTCGTTTTGCGATAGCCGCTTCTGAACTTGACAACTTAACTACGTTGCGTCCTGTGCCTCTGTTTCGATGTGCGCTTGCCACAGTCTGGACGGGCTGTTGGCGTACGGATTCTTCCGATGAAGAATTTTGTTCAAACTTATGAGGAAGATTTTCCCTCATACGTTTATCAATCTCACTATAATAGTAATCTGTGCGTGGATCAACACCTTGATTAACTAAATCTTCGTGAATTGCATAAGCAACGTTGGTCATGACTTTATCTCTGCCAAACCATTCGTTTTTTTCTGCCCAAGATTCAGCTTTTGGATCCTTAACAGGCTGTTGAGGTTGTACTTTTGGTATTTCAATCTCTCTTTCCTGCTTGGGAGCCTTTGCTAAAGCCTCTTGTTGAGCCTTCATTCGCTCATATTGACCTTGTTCTGCACCTAGTCGTCCAATTTCTAGTTGTGCATTAGCAACAGCGTCGTAATCTTGGTCTTCCATTGCTTTTTTAAGCTTTGCTTTTGCAGCTTCCATCGAACCTGTTAAGCGTCCACCCATCTCGGTCACATAACCACTATTAAGTTTGCCTAATTCTTCTTGAATTTTGTCTCTTTCAGCCTTAATAGCTTGAGCAATTGCTATTGCTTCCTCTTCACGTCGTCTAGATTCACCAAGTTGATAAGCATATTCATCAAATCTTTTCTGAACAGACTTACTATACTTATGTTTGGAATCTTCTTTAAGTTCCTCTACTTCTTCTTGCTTCGATTTATCTTCAACAACAGGTTCTTCCTGCGTCTCATCAACCTCTGCTTCAAAAGTTTTTTTCTCCTGAGGAATCTCAATTTCATTTTCTTCTGTTTGAGAAGCAATATCTTCCGATTCTACTTCAACAGAATACTCTTGTTTTGCTTTATTACCTGCTTGTGCTTGTAATTCAGCAACTTGTCTATCTACTTCGTTCATGCGTATACTCCTAAAATGTCTTCAGGACTTTCGACAGTCCCAATTATCTCATCATCATTTAATATTCTGAGTTCGCCTCCCTCGATTTTGATTCGAGATCCAGCGTATCGTGCGATGATTACCCAATCACCTTTCTTACACCAAGGTCCGTGTGGAAATTTATCCTTGTCTGCGTAAGCGTCGGGTCCGACTTCTAGAACTAAAGCACATACAGAAGCAACTTGTTGATCTTCTACAGCTTTGTCAGTTAATAAAACACCACCTTTAGTTTTACCTACACCTTTGTAGGGAAGAACTATTAATCTCCAACCTGTTGGTTTGGGGACTTTACTAAGGTCGCTCTTTTTATCTTCTTCTTTTTTCTCAGCGGGCTTTATCCCCACTATCTTTTTTTCGTTGGGCATAATCAGCCCCGTTGTCGACTTCATCGTCTACCTCCCATTTGCGAAGCAAATCCCTAACATCTGCATCGAGTTTGCGAAGAGAAGTGAGTTGACCAACTAGGTATTGGTAATTATCCCAGTTCTCTACGTTTCCGTCTATGATTACAGACTTTACATCGTCTTGTCTAGTCTTTATTAGACGTAAAATTGCTGAATAGATATTATCTTGCACTACTTAGTAATCTTCTTGTGCTTTTCAAAAGTTCTCAAGCCCGCCATTCCAAGCAAAGCCATAACTAAAGGCATTAATTGTTCCATGTTCATTTGGGGTAGTGGGCCCACTTCAATTTGGAATACTCCTAAAAAGAACACGATAAAAGGTTTAAGGACAAATTCGAAAAATATGGCCAATGCTGCACTAAATCCAATGAGGGGTCTCCAAGAACGTTGCAGTAGACCTGAAATATCGGTAGCTGTAGATTGAGCATCCGCTAAATTAATATCCATTTGTTTAGAGTTAATTTCATTTTCAAGTTCTTGTAGTTTAATTCTTATTTGACCTTTTTCTTCTTCGGATGTGTGAACACTGTCGATCACTTTACCAACAGTGTCCACTAAAGATCCGCCTAAAATTTTAGATAACATTGATTAGATGTATTGAGCGATGATCCAGCCAATAGCAATACCTACTACAAGCCACTTCTTCTTTGGATGATCATTCCATAGTTGTTTGATTTTATCCATTAGAATACTCCTTTGAATTTGGTACCACGAATTGCAGCACCGGTTCCTCTCATACCTTGAGAGTTAGGTCCCTTCTTAGGGGGAACTGTTCGTGTAAGTCTTTTACCTTCAACTGACCCACCGTCTTTTTTACCTAAAGCTTTTTTCGCTTTCTTTAACCCTTGGCCAATAAGCGCTCCTATGTTAGATGATTTTTTATTTTTTTGATATTCCTCAGTTAAGAAAACTCCAATATCTTCTGATGTTGGATCTTCATTACCTTGTTGTTTTAAAATTTTTTTTGCCGCACTAATATTAGAGGGATCGTTTACGTAAGCTTCTAGTCCTTCTTGAGATGCCATTAAAATACTCCTTTGAATTTTGTGCCACGAATAGCGGCCCCTTGACCACGAACTTTTGTACCTTTGTTCATCATTCCGCCATTAGATTTTTTAACAGGCTTCTTCATTCTATTTTTAACTTCGCCACCTTTAGCCATGTCTTCAGGATCATAACCTGCTTGCTCTTTAAACTCTTCAATAAGATCTTCCATACTTAACTCATTAAGAGAAACACCATCGCTTTCATCAATTCCTTTATCGGTATAAATCTCTCTAATCTCTTTTATGAGTTCGTTCTTTTTCATTAAAATACTCCCTTAAAACCTTTTCCGCTAATCGCCGCTCCTGTGCCTCTTGACACCATACCACCGTTTGCTTTTTTCTTTGGCTTATCCATTTCTTTTGCCATCTTCATTTCATCTTCAGTAGCAGGGCGTAGTTCAATCTCTAAAACCATACCACCTTCTTTTTTCTTCACCGCTCCACCTTTTTTCATATAGCCCATTTTGTTTCTCACGTCAGTGGGTAGCTTTGCTAGTCCTGGATTTTTGCTTTTATCAACTGGTTTTAGTGGCATCGTAATCTCCTAATGTACTGTTTTACTATATACGGGGATAGCCTCGTATTTGTAATTTGCTAGTAACTTTAACAAATCTTGTGTTTGTTTCAACCCTATTTCACGATTCATGGCCCACTGACCAGCGGCCAAATAAGAACTCGCAATGGCTAATGGATCAACACCTTGGGAAACATAAAGAGAAAATAACATCTTAAATTCATAAGTAAGGGAATCAACGGCTTCTCTATCAATCTCTTCAAGAGGATTATTTTTTTCTTTTTTTGACATTCGATTTACCTGCCTTTTGTAATGCGATCGCAACCGCTTGTTTTTGAGGTTTACCTTCTTTCCTCAGTTTAGATATATTAGCACTAACTGTTGCTTTACTACTACCTATTTTTAGCGGCATCTATTCTCTCTCTTTGAACGGCAGTTCTTTGATTTTGAATGTTTTGTTGTTGAGCGAGTCTTGCAGAATCTGCTCGCTTCTTATAACTTAATTTATCTTGTTCTAATTTTTGTCTTGCTAAATCATCGGCAGCATCGACATTAATTTTTTGTTGCTCGAGATCTAATTCTTTCATCTTGATATCGACTAATGGATTTTGTTCTTCCCCGAAGTTAATCGCTTGTTGCTCTTCTGCTACCATGTCGTCAATCATTGCTGCAATTCTAATAGCCACTTGTTTTTCAATCTCTGCTTGGAACTGTGCTTGAAGTTGTTCTGGTACCTGACCACCGAACTTGGCTGCTTCCTGTTGTAAAACAGGTTGAAGTTCGATCATGACTTCGTTTCTTGCCATCGCAGAAATATGTTCAACAATGTGAGCTTGTAAAACAGTCATCACTTGAGGATTATTTCTAACCAAATAAGAACTCATGAATGCACGGTGGGCTTCAATGTGAGCAACATGATCTTGGTCAGGGAAAACAGTCAATTGTCCCATCATTAAGGATTGAGAATTTTCTACACCTGGATCCATCGGCTGGGGTGGCATGGGAGGAGGTAGAATATTTTCTATCTGTTGAACTCCTAGTGCCATATACATTCTTCGATAGGCTTCGTATAAATTATGTAGTTCAGGATTTGATTGAGCTAATTGTAATTGAGTTTGTGCCAACATAATTCTCTGAGACATCGAAAAGATGTTAGGATCAGAAACAGGTTGAACATCCACTCGATCATCAAAGTCGGTTACCTTAATTCCTCTATTTCCACCTGCTACATTGTAGGGATATTCTGGTGGTAGAGAGGTTGCAAATAATTTTGCTAATAATTCAAACTCTTGTTTTTGTGCATTGTGACATCTTTTGTGAATACCACTCATCACTTTAGAACCTTGTTCTAAGAGGGCCATGGTGGTACCGACAGGGTTAGCCTGTGAACCATCTCCCACTTTCATATCGGCAATCGCCGCAAATCTTCTTCCCGCATCTACCACATAACCGAGTAATTGAAATAAAGTTCCATCAGGTCCTTTGTAGGGTAAAGGCATTAACGCATTTCGTAGATCTCCTCCTGGTGCATCCACATCTCTGAATTCTCCAGGCATCAAAGGTTCTTCGTCATCTCGGACACGAAGACCTCTGGATTTGAAACCGGCAGGTAAGTTGGACAATGTACCTGCATCGAGCAATGCTCGCAGTGCTGCTGTGGCTGTGCGAGTTAATCCACCTAGCATGTGCACTAAACCAAAACCATAAAATCCAAGACCCGGTAAAAACTTGTAATGGACAAAATATTTTTGTCTCATGAACATTGGATCATTCTGTAAATAGTTTCGGTAGATAGATAAAATTTTTCCGGTGCCTTGTTCCAGTGTTACAACATAAGGCAGTTTTAGTCCTGTGGGCTCACCATCTGGTCCTGTATTTTCATATCCTTCTAAATCTAAATCGACGTGCATTTCCAGAAGTTGATACTGACCAGCATACTCTGACTTCTGAACACCTTCGAGTTCATCATACTTTTCCTGAATATCCGAATACGAAGAATATAATTCGTCATCATCTCTCAGTTCCACATCTCGGTAAAATCCTGAGAGCATTTGTCTTTTCAAATCATTCGGAGAAATTTTAATCACATGAGTAATACGTTCCGCATCTTCTAATTCGGATGCACCGTAGTTGACGACTAAGTCTTCACTCGGAATAAATTTCGCACACGGTCTTCCCATGTTGCCATCGTAATAAATCTTTTTAAACGCACTACCGGCTAGAGGTAAATGAAAAAGCATTTGATCGGTTTCAGCCTCATACTCTTTCATCTTGTACATGATCTGATAGTTCATAAATTCTTTGACACGCTCGGCTTGTTGTTCGACTTCTTCGTTAGACTCTCCTACGATGGAAGTCTTAACGGGACCGCCCGCAGGCAAGAGTTCTTTGTAAGCTCCTGCTTGAAACTGCGTGACGGCCTCAGCGAGTAGTGGATGAGAAACCGATGCTGCCCCTCTGAAGGGGTTTGAAACTTCATTATACTTGAAACCTAAAAGATCTAATCCTTTAATGTAACTTTGTTCCCAATCTTTTCTGGATGTTTGGTCGACCGAGAACTGTGCTCTCAGTTCATTGGAAATTTGGGCTAAGGTTTCTTCGGGAATATCTTCGGCTAAGTTGTTGGAGAATCCCTCTCCGGTGTCCTCGGGCGACGGACCAAGGCCGACGGCCTCATCATCTTCTTCCCCTTCAATCTCTATTGCTAAAGGAGCATCTTGAACTTCTTGTTCTAAATTTGTAATTTCTTCTTCCACACCTGTGGGTGCTTCATTTAACGTTTTATCAATCTCAGCCATTTGTTATTTATACCTTATGATCCGTAAAATGCAATCCTACGTCTCGGACGTTGTTCGATCTCCTCATCATAGTCGTGAACCAACGCACCAAATTGTCGATAACGCATCAAGGCTTGAGTGGTCGAATCCACGTAGTCATCGTTTCTACCATAAGGGAAAGCGGCACATTCTTCAATAACTTCTTCTGCCCATTTATACGGCGGATACCAAATCATTCCACTTTCAAATAGGGGTGCCACACTGTTCACTCGAACCAATTTGTCATTACCCCGACTGGGTGTAAAATTAATCACGGGAATCCCCATCGCTTGCAATTCGTGTGTTAGGGGCATCCCCGTTGCCTTGGCTTCGATAATAATCTGTTCGGGTTGCCAATAATCATTCTTATCTAAAGCAATTCTTTTGAGTTCAGGAAAGTCCCATCGTCCTTTATCGGCTTCCATGAGCAAAATGTTTTGCTTGCCAGTTACCTCATTATGAAAAACTCCCCAGGTGGTAATTGCTGAAAAGTCAGCGGTCGTCTTCGAGGAGAAGGCCGTATCATAACTTTGAATGATATATTGCAAAGGCGGTTGCGGTTTGTCCCACAGTTGCCACCACTCTCTTTTCAAAATACTTGTCTCTTCGGATGTGGGTTGTTGTTGCCACTGGGCGTTCCACTTGGCAACGGGCAGTGAAGCTTTGACCGCTTCTAATTGATCCTTCTTCCAGAACTCAGGCCATTGCGGTTGTCCGTCGTCCATGATTGCTGGAAAGTCGACAATCTCCCACTTGTCCGCATTCTCATCTTTCATTTGTGCTTCGATCAATCTCTCTGTTAAATCATCCTCAGACCAACGAGTCATGACCACAACAATCGAACCTCCTGGTTGTAGACGCTGACGAGGACCTGAGGTGTACCATTCCCATGCATTCTCCATGGCGGTTTTGGAGAGAGCATCTTGCTCGGAATGCGGATCGTCGATAATGAGTAAGTCTGCACCACGCCCTGTTATCGAACCACCGACACCGGCCGCAAAATATTCTCCACCATGATTCGTTTCCCAACGACCTGCTGCCTGTGAATCCGCTCGTAGTTCACTATCCGGGAAGATGGAACGATATTCAGATTCGTTCATAAGGTTTCTGACCTTACGACCAAAACGATATGCTAGCTCGGCTGTATGGGTGGTTTGGATAATTTTCAATTTAGGGTTATGCCCCATCATCCAAGCGGGGAATAGGAAACTGGCAAATTCAGACTTAGTATGTCGAGGGGGCATGTTGACAATCAATCTATTAATTTTTTTATCCCTGATGGCTTCTAATTTTTTAGAAATGATTTTATGGTGCCTCCCCTCAATGAAGTCGGGCCAAATGGATTTTACAAAATCGCCAAAGGAGTCCCTTGCCTTCTTGGCAGATTGCAATTGATATTTTTTAAGCTCTAGCTTCTTGAGAAATAAGCGTTGCTCTTCCTGGGACATCGAACCCAGATCTGAAAGAAAATCGGTCATCTTTTGTCTATATATTTATATATTAAGTCACCTATTACAAAAGTCAAATTTAGGGGGTAACCCCTAATTCAGTAGTTATAATGTATTACTTCGTAATACCTTAGTATCTCTAATAAAAAATTATTCATTCTTCATAATTTTTTATTAAGGCCGAATTTTTCAAGGTCAAGCACATACGCAAGAACTACGTTAATTGATAGGAAAAAGATCTTTCTGGCCTGTGATCGTTGGGCCTTTGTTCATGGGCCATTGATAACGGCCCACTGATAACTAATCTTGATTTCTTAAATATGCTTTAATAAAAAAGAAACCGCCAATAATATAAAGCCATAATAAAAAAGCGATCATTATAAATAAACCGCTCTAATAAAAATGATAGCCATAATTAAAGTTATGATAATAAATTCTGTAATCATAATTTATTAGACGATATTTTTTAAATTTTATTCCAGAATAATAATTAATTTATTTATAGGATTTATTATAGAAATGTGCATAATAATAATTGAATTAACGAATATGAAAGGAATAAACTTTTATGTTATTTGAAAAAATAAATCTGGAAAAGTTAAGTAAGAAAGAGCTTACTTTACTTTTTCATTCATTGCTAGATTATTACAATCGAAACAATGAAGAAAACGAAAATCATAAACAGATTGAGAATTTTTTAGATCGTGTATCAGATCAAATTCAATCTATTGATGCTCAAATTATGCAAATGAAAGGTGATATTTAATTATGTTATATCAAGAAATCTCAAAGACTGATTTTGTAGATCAATTTAAAATTATGAATAGATCAGAAAATTTCAGTCGAGAAGGCCTCGAAGCATTGTACGGATACTTTGAAGAATTGTCAGACGATCAGAATATTGAATTTGATGTGATCGCTATCTGTTGCGATTTCACCGAGTATAATAATCTGGCCGAGTTCAATCTGGATTATGGTATGAAGTTTGATGACATTGAGGAAATTTTTGACCATACTCAAGTTATCATGATTAATAATGAGAAATTCATTATTCAAAATTTTTAATGACTAATTCAAAATTTAACTATCTGGGCTATGAGATTGAAATCTGGCCCAGATATAAAAACGATCAATCAATCGCTATTGCCTCGCATTTAGTGAGAGATGTGATTATAAAAAAATCTTTTAAGACTGATAAAGTAGAGTCAATTTTTAGAGCCATGAAGCACGAAGTTGATTATATGGAAAGGATAAAAGATTAGTAATATTTTATTACTAGGCCGAAAGTCATATTTTATTACTTTTGGCCTAGATTTATTTATTTTTTCATGACAGGCACAAGCACAGTTCCCAAAAAAATTTAAGACGATCACAGGCTCACGCACAATTTTATCTGTGCAAGGCTCACGCACCAATAACCACTGACCACGAACAAAGGATAAAAAAGAAATTTTCTTTACTCTTTAAGAGATAGCCTTTGGCAAGTTATTTATTCTGGATATAAATAGTTTTATCTAGGATTTTCAGTAGTTTTTTAACGAATACAAGAACAGGAAAAATTTTACCTATGTTTATTGATTTATATAGGATTTTCTATATATTCTAATTAGAAATATCGAATATTCAGAAAGGAAAAACAATTATGAATATCAGTATTAGACACTTAATAAATATTCTTAACCATGAGGGAATATCTCTGAGGGAAAAACAAGAATATTTAAAAAAGTATCAAGTGAATAACAATAGACGATTAAGTATTCACCATAGATCAGCAGTGTTAGTTGAAAAACTAGCTGAGATGATACAGAAAAGACTAACTAATGATCTTTATATATTCTATGAACATGATGAAGATAGACTATATTTAGACGATCAAGAGCCTTGTGAAAATGATCGAGGCGAAACAATCAGCTATTATAACTATTGTGATAACTACAATTCATGTTCGAGTTGTTGCGAAACTGTTTACTATGAAGATGTTGAATACGTACATGATGATAGTTTTTGCCCTAGTTGTTATCGTAGGCAGTGTTATTACTGTGATGATTGCGACTCAAATCAATTTTATGATGATCCTTGCAGTTGTGAAGATGATAGGGATTATGCTGATGAAAATACAGGGCTATTATCTGATAGTACAAAAGTTGAGCTTCAATACTATGGTGTTGATACTACATCAACAGTAGTTGAAGAAACAATGGGAACAGAGATAGAAGTTGAAGCAAGAACTGATTATGCAGTTTATGATCTAGTTCAAGAAATCAATGACATCTTCAACAAAGAAAAGGAAAACTTAATCTGTGTTCGAGATGGCTCACTAGATCAAGAAATTGGTTTTGAAATGGTATCAACAAACGCAACCTTTGATTAT